TTCTCTTGCTTAAAATCTGTCTGATGATAGTCACCACAGAAAATAACCTTTGTTGCTTGACCCACTCTCGTGATAACGGAATCAAGTTCGTGAAAGTTTAGGTTTTGACACTCGTCCACAATCACGATGCTAGAGTTAAATGTCACTCCACGAATATACGAAGTGCTCCCAAACGTGATGTAATCGTTGTGTACTAGTTTTTCCCATGCACGGTTGTCGTTAAACAACTCTGTGCATGCAGCACGATATGGACCTGTAAATGCATCAAGTTTGTCTTCCAGTGTTCCGGGTAAGTATCCCACCTCTCTTGTTGGTACGACACTTCGAACGATGTGAACAGTCTCGAAAGGAGAACTCTTGTTCATGACCTCTTCGAGTGCGAGATATAAAGCAAGGAAGGTTTTACCTGTTCCTGCCGTTCCTAGCAGAGCAAGATGATGACCATCTCGATATGCCTCCCACGCTTCTTGTTGCTTCGGTGTGATAGGGTCTATTGTTAATAGGTTGTCCAGACGAATATTCATGGACTCCGCTTGCTGCCTACGGGTTTGTGTCATGTTTTGATGCTGCTCACACTGAGTCCGTGTTTCTTACGTTGTTCGTCTGATAGTGAAGAATTGCCCGTTGCACCTTTCTTAATGGTTTTCAACAGGTCTTTCCAATCGCCACTGGTTTTGTTGATAATGTTTCCGGTGTGAGTAACGTCAGCGGGTGCGCGGGTGTGTATCTGTTCCCATTCACCGCTGGCAACCATTTCTTCTTTCTTGGAAATGGTCAGGAGCATCTCTTTGATTTCTCCAGTTTTTGTGTTACGTAGATCATATGTTGGCATAATAAGTTCCTAGTGGCACCCCGTAGGGTGCCGTTAGATTAGGATCACCCCCTTGCGACTTGCGCAATTGCTGCATCTAAAAATGCTTGTTTCTTTTGCATTCGATATGCTGCTTCTGTTTTTCCTTTTTTGTTCAACTTGTGAATATAGTGTCCAAGTTCCCTAGAGTCTTTTTTTAGTCTTTCTATTTGGTATGCTACCATAGGCAAGTCTCCTTGTTATCGATTTGGATTTCACATAATCAAGCGGGGATTAAACCGGGTAATGCCTCCTGTACTATTTTTTTAGTTAATCCTTGCACGGGTGGTTTTTTGTTGATCATCGAGACGAGAATATCTGCGTCACGACTGTCTATCGATTCGAGGATATCAACAAACATTCGCTCACGTTTAACCGTAAGCAAATCTTCTGAAGTCCTCAAACCCGATACGAAATATTTAAAATTCATGTGCTGTTTTCTAAGAGTGCTGGGTGTAGGCGCACCCTCTGCGTTTGGAGTGTATGGCACAGGACCTTTGGGTAGGTTCCATTGTACCCTGTCATCAAAAATACCCTGCAATACATCGCGCAGTGCCCAATGTTGTTCTTGATCCTTCAATACTTGGATCCTTTCTTTTCTATTCTTTGCCTTTTCAAATTTCTCAAAGACTTCCCATACATCAAGATTCATATTATATCACCTCATTATGATTTGTCAATTATTTAGATCGTTCTTTTTCAATCCACTTCTTTGCTCTTGGGTTAGCAGGCGGTTTTTTAGTAAACTTAGATGCCCACTTATAACCTTTCAAAGTTCCTGCTTTCCAATTTGCTCCATCACTATTATCTAGGATGATAAAATTCTGCTTGAAGAAACTTTGGAATTTACCAATGTTGTTTTGTACTTGCTTCCAATACTTCTCGACTTCTGCATCAGGCAGAGATCGAGCACGTGCTCTATTACGCTGCATTGCTGTTTCAAGGTCAGTGTTAACGAAGATCATCGCAACGTCATAACCTAACTTTTGTAGTTCTACTGCCTGAGTCCTGATCTTGTTGTAGTCTTTACCAGTGCCATCGACAACAACACCCAGTCTCCCTTTCAGGTACAGTTCTTGCTTTTTACCTGTCAGTGCTTTTGCACGTCCACGTAGTTGCTGTCCTTTATCAGAGAAGATGTTTTCTGGGTCCATCTCTAGACCTGCTTTTTTCATTGCTGATTCGAAGGCATCGTCGGAGTTCACAACACGCATGCCTAATGCCGTGAGTGCAGTCTCACCAACGATGAAAGACTTTCCGCTGCCGGGACCACCAGCAAGGAATATTGCTTTGAAGATGGCGGGATCGTTGACCCCTTCTGAAATGAATTGACTAAATCTTAACATGTTTAGAATGTATCTTACAACCTATGAATTCGTTATAATAATCGTCTCGTAATAGAACGTCATTTTCAAATTGAAGTTTTGCCTCGTAGTAAGAACACTCGCCTTTTGAGCGACACAATCTTAATATCACTCTATTATATAGGCTTTCACCGCTTGCTACACGCTCTTTTAAGACCTCACTCGACCCATAGTATGTTCGCCAATCGCTCTCTACGAGCGTTTTCTTGCGTCTCTTACGGGATTTGGTGATGGGCAAGGTCTTTGTCTTCCAGAAAAACTTCTTACCGATATACCTTTTGCCAGTAGAGACCTCCTCGATCTCGTAGACAAAACCATACCAGTCATCTAATGACTCTGGTTCAAAGGGTACTCCCTGATAAGTCCACGTCATAAAATTGTCCGTCCTGATAGGTCAGGACACCCCCAAAATAAACTTTGTTTATACTATCTATCTCAGATCTAATATGTCTCGCTGGATACGCAGCAACAGCATCGAAGAGATGATACAAGGGGTTATCTTTGTTTAGTGACCACGTCCATGTGTAGAAGTCTGCCGTGATATACTTACTCATTGTTAAAAACTTACTGTGTTTGGTAAACAGATATTGTTCATTGTCGTTGTTGTATCCTTCAAAAAACTCCTCCCATCTTGTCCGTTTGACCAAAACAGGAACCGTTTCAAACCAATACTGATCGAAATAATTTTTTTGGGGAAACGAAACATTACTAATCCAAAGTGCTCGATCCTTATCGATATACAGGTACATTTTTTGATTGGTTCGTATATTATCCTGTATAAACTTTACGGACACAGGCGTCAGTGGTCCCATCGTGAAATCTGTAGATAATGGTTTGACGTTACGATAGACTTGGACTTTCAGTTGTGTGCGTAATGCTTGAACTAACTGTGTATTGCTTGCCATCTTACCAGTGACGAAAAGATTTAATTTAACGTGAGGACGAACTACTTCCACAAGATACTCCTCGATAGATTGTTGCACCATCTTCGCAACCTGAAACTCACTGTGCCATGACCATGGTGTTGTGAGATACTCGAAAGGATATTTTTCTACTTTCCTGTCAAGTAGATTTTTAATGCCTATCTTGGAAGTCTCTTTGTTACTAATGTCATCGTCTCTGCAAACTGTAGACAAGTCTCCTAGTGCTTTCCACTTGTCTACCTCTTCGGGTATCGCTACCATTCGCTCGAACAGTTTGTTTGTGAATTCACTGATGTGCAAACCTAAATCGATCTCGTGGACCTTTTTATAATCTCGAAAATAACCTATCGTTATTCTATCGTCGAGGTGGAGGTGTGTGCCATTGGGTACAGGGTAGTTCATAGGTATTTGGTGATCGTCACCCCTCCCTCGTATCTGTGCAGGACAGTATCCAACGGTGATAAATGTCGTAGTGCTTGTGCCCACCCAAACTCTGCAGGGGAGAGTCTCTGATCTTCGTATACCTGTAGAATCTTCTCGCTGTCCCACGCACGACGATTAAAAACAATAGCGAAGTCTGGCAGATAATGCTCTGACATGTTTGCGGAATTGAACCTCTCGACTTCTGTGTATTGTCTTGCTCCCGTCACCTGAGTAGGACTTCCGGAAAACCCATGCACATTGCGTGGATTATCATACGCATTTTGTATTACAGAATCAAATCGAAATCTACCGTAAAACCCATCCCAACGAACTCGAACATATACGTCATAAGGTTCGAAGTCTTGCTCGATGTGTTTGATCAGTCTTGCCGTACCCACGATTTGGAAATGCTTGGTTCGAATGTATGCGTGGTTCAAACCATCGTTTCCCCAATAGAACCACTGAGCAGGGCGATAGTCAGGGTTCCACTCTATGTTAGGGGAATCCGAATGTTTTTGTAACATAGCAGTGAATGCGTTATATCGTTTGGGTTCAGGGAAGATATACAAGCGTTCAGCAATACCCGCCTTGTTGAAATAGTGCTGCCAGTCTGCGTTCTGGTTTTCCCATGTTTGGTAATACAGATCATGGTCTTTGAACACATGTTTCAGTTGTCGGTGGAGATCTGCTCCCGTGATCGTCTCGTGAGGTTCTGGTATACCAGTAACTAGAACCGCGACTTTCATCCCCAGATCCTCAACTCATGACCATTTAAAAACACGATGTGATCTAGGTCAGTTTCATCAAGAATACGCTTGGCAGTTTCCCATGAATTTAAAATGGGTTTCCCTTGAACGTTGAACGAAGTGTTGAGCAACACGTTCTTGTGTTGGTTCAGGATTCCGTATAGCAAGGCATTTGAATCACGAGTAACAGTTTGAAGTCTAGCAGTTCCGTCCACGTGAGTAATCGAAGGGAACATGTCGATACATCCCGGTTTAACATCAACCGTAAATGACATGTGTTCTAGGTGATCAAACGTTCTCGCATTAAACCACTTGTGTGCATCTTCCTTACGACATATAGGAGCGAAGGGGCGGTACCACTCACGATTTTTAATTTTAGCATTGATCTTGTCCCGCATGTCAGGAATGGACGGATCGCATAAAATAGATCGATGTCCTAGTGCACGGGCACCGTTCTCGATGTTGCCCTGTATCAGACCTATTATTTTACCCTCAACCAAAAGGTTGGCAATTTCATTAGGATTTGTGACTCTAGAGTCTGCCAATGCTAACCCTATATTTTTGGTGTCAAACGGTATGTTACTGATCGTTCGATCAGGTCTCTTGTCTGGATCGTATCCTTTCCACCCTAACTGTTTTGCTTTCCACGTGCTGACTCCAAAACTAAGTCCACCATCTCCGGGGTCTGGTGGTACCCATATGTTGAAACTAGTGTGCTCTCGAAGGTAAGCATTAGTGACCACGTTGAGAGCACTACCTCCAGTGATGATCAGGTTGTTATCACAGCGTTGCATCTTTTCTTTGAATTTCTTTCTCTGAGTCAGTTCGCACAGAGTTTCATTAGATGCTACCTGAACAGCGGCACAGTGTTGAATCTCTTCTTTCTCTGTCCAGATCTCTTTTCTATCTTGTCTCCAATCTTTCATCCATAGGTGAGGCCATGCTCTCATTGGATTGCTTTGAATATCATCTCTGTTTAACAGTTTACCTCGCATCCACGCATAATAGTCTGCGGATGCCTGCATAATCTTTTTATACAGGTTCACCAGTTCTCGAAAGTTCTCATCACCCGTGTCACCATAAGCACTGAGTCCCATAACCTTACCCGCATAGTCTAGCGATGCCGTTGTTTCAAGTTTAAGAACGTGAGGTGAGATATGTCGCTTACAAAAATGTCCAACCCATCTCATAGGTTGAGACACCCCGATGTAATATGAGGGCGAGAAGTAATCTATTATTTCTCCCTTACGAATAATAGTCTCAGAATAGTACTTACCGTCACCTTGCCCGTCCCAAGATATAACCATGCAGTTCTCAAAGGGAGACGAATGGTATGCAGACAGGGTGTGTGCCATGTGATGAGGCAAAGCACCAACCGTGATCTGTTCGACTGTTTTTAGTTTCTTAAACTGGTCTAGGAATTGTATTGCTCCGGGGAAAGCAGTGTCGGGCATGACGCTTAAGTTTTCCAAACCATGAGTACGTTTATATACTAGATGTGCGGGAATGTTCCATCCACACCTGTCAATCAGGATGGATAGAACATTTTCCATAGTTTGGTTTGGGTTATCTGACCATCGAGTGAAAAACGCATGTTTCTCGTCAATGAGTTTTTCTAATTCCGCGTGTTTAGTTTCGCCTGTTTCATAGTTGAATTGGTTAATACCGGAATCATGACCATCAGTTATGCTCCATATTATAGGGTTGTCTGTCATCAGTCATTGATCGTCCATTCGTGATTTTGATCGTCTCCGCACATTGGACAATAAACTGGCAGTTCATCTTCGTCATAAACCACCAGTTCCATTCGTGCCTCGCAAGACTCACATTCTAAAGTATACTTATACTCATCCACTTATGCGATCTCACAGAATCCAGCGGCACAGGCAAGTTCCTGTGAACCAACAGTCATGTCGGATGCCTCATATTCTGCGAGTTTGGACCAATCCACATCCTTGGGCATTTGTGCGAGCAACTCCTTGTAACCCGCTTCGTCAGTATCTTGATACGGTGCTTGTGCATACGTGTGATCAGAGAACGGCAAGAACGATACACCGCTCATATAATCAAAATGCTCGTATACCCATGCACCAACATCTAACCACTCGTGTTCCTTCACTGAGACAGTGATCGATGGTTTGTGCTCACACCAGTGCTTCTGATAGATCAACCACATCTCCAACTGCTCAATAGCAGTCATATCAGTGCGGAAGATGGCACCCTTGTCTACTTTCATTGGAAACGAAAACACAGACGTGTGTGAGGGATTCATCTGATCATCTTCTACCGGGAACCCAGCGTCTACCATCATAGCAGTCAACGGGTCTTTCTTGTCACCACGCACTGTGCGAATGTAGTATGGATTGTGTCGGGCATGGATACCAGAGGCAGCATCAACTAACTGTGACACTGTACCGGATGGTTTCACACAAGTGATAGCAACAGACTGATTGATGCCCAGTTTCTTTGCCATCTCTGCGTTAGTGTCCACAGCGATCTGCTTGAGCATCTCTAACTGTTCTGCAAGTCCTTTGGTCTTGCCATTGGTCAGTTTGTTATCCATGATGCCAGTCATAGACACACCAAGCAAACGCTCTTCCTCGCAGTTCTTACGCCACGAACTACCGATATACTTAAAGTTTACCAAACTGCTCTGGAAAGTGCCTAGAATCGTTGCTAGACGCACTTTCTCTTTTAGGTCTTCCCATGAGTCACCCGGACGCACCACGACCTCAGAGAGGTTACAGAATTCACGCGAACGTAAGATAATCTCGCTGCAGGGGTTTGTGCCAAACTCATGATCGCCCACTTCTCTACGACCTGATGCAGTTGCCATCATGTTAGCGGATGCACGGTTGAAGATACCTCGCTCACCAGACTTGGAATCGTAGAGTGCTTTCCACTCGTCCATGAAAATACCGATGTCTGGTTTCTCAGTGTAACAAGCAGAATTGTTTGCGAGTGCACGTTGCCCATGATCGTTCCACCACTGACCCGCCTTAGCATGTCTCATGCGATCATCTGATAGGTTAGACAACGAGATCAATGCAGAACGGCGTACACCACCTACCACAACGATCTCTGCGATCTTACAGACGATATCGTGACACTCAACTGAGTTAAGTTTACGTCCTGCAGCATTCTTAAATGTTTGAACACAGAAGATAAACAATTGATTAAGAGGTTCTGGACCTGATGCACGACCCCCAAAAGTTTTGAGGGGTGCACCAGCAGGACGCACTTTGGTCAAGTCCCACTTGGGTACCTGCCCTGCGTATAACAAACCGATTAACTCTTTCATTGCCTTTGCCCAACCCAACTTGGAGTCAGCAACCATGATCGTAGTGTCTGTGTCATGGAACTGTTCAGCAACTACGGGCATCTGAGAAATGAACTGGCGTTCAACAGAGAACCCTACACCTGTACCATTCATGAGCACATAGAGGATCTCGTCGAATGCTTGAGGACGATCTACCGCAACGTAAGAACAGTTATACCCAGCGATGTTCTCACGCTTCAGTGCTTCACCCGCAGTCATCAAGCAACGCATGGATGGCATTACCTTCTGAGTAAGCACTGCTTCTTCTAATTCTGTACGAAGTTTATCGGGCAATTTGTAATCGCAAGTCTCCTGAAGATGTTCAGTGAAGAAATCAAAGTAACGAGCAATCGTTTCTTCCCACGTTTCTCTTCGCCCCTTTTCAGGTAACCATCGTGAGTAGCGGGACAGGTGAATAAATTCTTGGTAACTCGTGGGTAGATAATTGCTGGGCATACAGGTGCGCCTCCTCATTCGTCAAGGGGTGTAAGTTTATTGGTGGAACTATTATATATTATTCTTCGTTGTTTGACAACCAATCTTCGGCAGTGGTGCCTTCAGACTCTGTAGTTGCTTCACGATAGTAGAGGATCAATTCTTTTTGTTGCCTCACATAACGGCGAACCTCTTGGAAGTTCTCTGCCATTTTTTCATAACCATCGGGTGTCAGTGCGAACACTACAAAGTTTCCGTCAAGGATCTTTTCAATCTCCTTGATTTTTTCTTGTAGGTTCTCTTCGGTGATGACGAAGAAGTTTACATTGAGAAGATCAATCTCACCCGGCAGTGGCGGTTGGTAGATCCGCAGCGGTACCTTCTTCTCCACCGTTACTATCTGTGGTTCCGGTATCACTGGTGCTGGGTCCTCCGACCCCCACTCCAGTCGTGGCATTATTGAGCACCCCTGCAGGAGCATCAGCGTCATCACTATCCATAAGTTCTTTTGTATCATCTTCTAGCATCCTAAACACTTTCTCAGTGCCTTTGTTAATTCGTGTCTCTATCATGCCGGGTTTAGCACGAGCAAGACGGGTCAAGTTATGATCTTTAAAGATCTTCATATAGTTTGCCTTGTCTTTTGCCAATTCATTATTTTTGGCAGTCAAGGCAGACATTGCCGCTTCTGACTTTTTTGCGTTTGCTTCCGCAGCAGCAAGCGACTCTTGTGCAGTTTTCACTGCTATTTCCATTTGCACCTGATTCTCTTTCAGGGTGCGATTGTTTGCTTCTAGTTGTGCAACGCTTGCTTGATACTTGGCAACCGTTGTCTGGTGGTACATGTATCCACCACCAATGATGCCAATTACCGCAAACAACAATACTAATCTAAGATACAACATTCTTCGTTGCTCCTGTGTCGAAGTCGAATCCCCAGTGATCAATGTCTTCTTTGTAGAAGTCAGCAACCTCTTGGATCATCTTGTCAGAAAAATCTTGTCGAATGTCCCTCTTCGTTTCTGTGACATTCAACGTTGGTAGAACTATATCAGTATGTAGCACTTTTGTCAACCCTTGTTCGAGGTTGTTGAAGTCTACTTGTATGCCGCCGATACTGCCATCTTCTAATCTCAGATACTCTGCTTGAGGATAGTATGAGAGGACTACGTGAGCATATATCATTGGTTCTATTTGATAGTGTCTCCAATTCCAAAACGTCTCGAAAGACCAGTCTTCCCATTTCTCCGGTAGAAGCAATCCTAGTTCTTTGGGATCGAACCCCATTTCGCGTCCCATGTTCTCAAGCAACTGATTGTGGGGAAAATACAACTTATCCCAAAAATTGTTAGCAAACCTCCACTGAGAGTGTAACCGTTCCCATGGGTTGCGTACAATCGAGAAAAGGGTGCCCTGTTCTAAAACCTCTTTTCTGATCTTTGTAACAGGGAAATGATAACTCCGTAAATTTGGGTCATCTACTATTGCAGGCAACTCAATGCCGTTATCATGCATCTCTTGTATGACTTTCTCGTATTCTGGAGTAAAGTGTGTCCTCAGCAGTTTTGTTGCAACTCCGGATTCTCTTATTGTTTGACTAACTGAAATGCCCCCAGTCTTTGGTATGTGTAGAAAAAATTTATCTGGCATCCCAATAATTCCTAGTGGCAGGTTTATCAAAATCAAAACCCCAATAATCTATATCGTCCTTATACCAGTCAGCAATAATCTGTATTGTCTCCGGTGTGTAGATGTCTGTATACGATGGTTTGGGTATGGTTCCAAAAGTTACGTTTCTTGCTCTTGACATTTTAGGAATCATGAAGTATTTTTCGATCTCTTCATTCAAGTGTTCGAAACGAATACAATCCACTCGCACTCTTCCGTTCTCGTCGGTGACGTGATCAAGGGTTGGGTACCACCCTCTTACCGCACGATGCCAGAAGAATTCTTTGCCGCCCCATTTATGACGTTCTTCCAGAAATGCCTCGAAAGAGGAAACGTCAGCATAATCTTTTGGTTGGGTCTTGACTCGCTCAATAACTTTCTTGGCGAAATAGTATCGAGAGACTACACGTGACCATGGATTTCTGATAATTGCAAAAGCAGGATAAGTGTCTCTTAAATCTTTACGCACATCTCTCCAACGACCATGCTCGTATCCATTACCATCTTTGGATGCTCGCATAGTTTCTTCGAGTTTTTGTGTGTATTGTTCGCTTACGTGTGCGCCTCTACCAGCACAGACGATTTTACCTCTTAAGACTTCACTATTCCTTATCGTCATCCCAGCATTTTTAGGGATGTGAATAAAGAGTTTATACATTTTACCTCACTTGTCGTTTTCGCTTGCCCATAATTTCTATATATGACCTAGTTAAAATCTTAGGTCTACGCTTTTTCTTTCCCATATCTTTTGTGTCATGAGGTATACCAGCGTCTGCCGCTGTCATGGTAGGACTCTCTGCCATCATCTCATCGTACATTTGTTTGAAAGTTTTCATCTGTAGATTTCCCCCAGAGTGAAATGAATTTTTTTGCCTGTGTTGATATGCAGTCCCTCATATACAGGAATACCTAATACTTCTCCTACCGGATATGTTTGATCCGGAACTCTAATTTTGTCCTTTGCGAAAACAATATCGTCCCAGTTATCGCTCAAAACCTTTTCGTTTCTACACCGATAGATTCCGGGAGATAGTTGCTGGTTCTCTAAAAGAAACCATGTATGTTGCTCTGACAACATATCTACTGCGTCAATGTTACTTTCGTCTAAAATCTTGTATAGTTGTTTGTCTTTTAATCCGTACTCTTCTTTGAGAAGAAACAGTGCAGCGGCATAGGAAGCAAGTCTAGAGGATCCTCCCGGTGCTTTGGCAAGTAGTCGTTTGATATTGAATACTAATTTATGAAAGGGAGTATACGATGCTTTTTCTTTGCTGTCAACTACTGATTTGCTTTTAATTCGTTTACCCTCAGCATCAATGATGCCATACTTAAACGCATCAGTGTCCTCAAACTTGGTTACTAGCAGTTTGAGAAACCGAAATGTGTAAACTAAATCGCCTGCTCTAGTGAGAAGAGACATTAAAAATTCCTTAAAACTTCGACTACTTGACTATCCATAGGGACATGTGTATATTTATCATTTGTTGATACTTTAAGATACACCAAAAAGGGTTTTACTACTGCCCAGTGCTTCTCGTCGAGTTTGTACTCAAGCATTTTCATTCCTGCGTCAAATCCAAAAACATTGAATATGATCACTAGGTGATTCATGATCAACCTTTCGGATAGTTTACCATTATCTAGGTAACGATTCAAGAGTCGTTTTACGTATTTGAAACGTTTCAGGTCTTCGTGAAATTCTTCGGCGTCAATACAGGTAGGGTTATAATAATGTCTTGCTGCAAACAGCGTAAACACATCTTCATTCAGGGTCTCGAATAGTTTCATGCTTCATCCTATAATCATTAATCGCTGCTTTTATCGCATCTTCCGCAAGTACACTACAGTGGATTTTGACTGGGGGGAGGGCGAGTTCTTCGGCAATGTCGGTGTTTCTAATATTCCCAGCTTCATCAAGACTGCGACCTTTAACCCATTCGGTAAGGAGGGAGGAAGAAGCGATAGCACTTCCGCATCCGTAGGTTTTAAACCTAGCATCTTCGATAATTCCATTCTCATTCACCTTTATTTGTAATTGCATAACATCACCACACGCAGGGGCACCGACCATGCCAGTGCCCACATCATCTGCGTCTTTATCTAGTTTGCCCACATTACGAGGGTTTTGGTAATGATCCATTACCTTTTCACTGTATGCCATATATCTAGTCTTCTGTTTTCAAGAACGTCCAAATACCATAAGCAAGACCTGCCCACGCAAGCATCTTAGCAATACCGCCAAACAAGATTACTGCACCGCAGACGCCAATCAACATCGTTCCGTCGAGTGTAGTACGTTCTCCCATAAGTTTTCCGATATATTTCATATTTACTCCTTGTTCCAGTTTTCTAGGTGTTTGATATACTCAACCATGCTATGGTCTCCGAAACTATCAATCTTGCCTTGTTTCAGTCCCATCCAAATACCACGCAGTTTGTCTTTGACTAACTGCCATCCAGATAGATCTCGTACCTGTCCATATGCATTGATATAGTGACTGTGCCCGTGATGCTTGTAACCCAGAAACGCTGGTGGAACAGTCGTTACGATATCGTTGTTGTTTCTCCAACGATGATGCATAACAGGGAGACTCTTACAATACTTATTCCAACCTACACGGGGCGAACCGTAAGTGTACAGTTCTTCGACTTGAATGTTAGGAATAGATTCTTCGAGAGTGCAACGTGCTGCTACGATGGTTGCCATGGCAGCGCCAAGACTATGACCACATACCCAGACTTTACGATCTCCTACCACTTTTGGATCGATGTCTTCGAGAATCATTGGCCAAAGTTCATCAACCTCCCCTTTGAATCCTTTGTGAACCCGACTAACAGTCTCAGACAAAACTGGGAGTGCCCTGAGATCTGCTTTGATGTCGTTAAACTCTGTGGGTTGTGTACCGCGACAAGCAATAACCATATCGGTTTTATTTTGAAAACGATATGCTTGTGCACCATCGCGATTATAAAATTCTACTTCTGTGAAACCTAGTTCCTTGACCTGCTCTTTTGCTACACCTTCATCTTCATATGCAATGCTCGCCAATTTAGCAAAAAGAAGAGATCGTTGTTTGAATGTCATTTCTGAAATCATAACTTCTCCTCAAGTTGTTGAATACGTGCTTCGAGTTCATCGATCTTTTTAGTGACCTTGGGATATTTCTTACGCCAAGCAGTAGGATCGTCCTGCAACCATTCCCACCCGAATTTGTCAACGAGTGTGTCAAGGAACAGATCGAATTTAGCATAGCACCAGAGTGCCATATGAGTGTCTTTGAACCACGCCAAGAACGCAGCACCAAGAATAGACCCAGCGATAGCAGTGTAGATCCACAGCGTATCGCCGAACATAGCGGTTAATGTTTCCATGTAATACTCCCAGATGAATTCTAGGAGTATTTATATCACCAAGTGTATCTAATTTCAGTTTCGAGTTTAGTCTTGGACTGCAATCCTCGTTCACGTTTGCCTTCGAGTTTGCCTTTGATGACGAGGGTGTCAGATAAACGAGTTTTGTAT